GCTCGAATAACAGGAATTGCTTTCGGCTCTGAGAGGTCGGCTAGGATTACGGGGTCTGGGGCACGCAGCATTAGAGATGCAGTAATAACTGGTGAGGATACTGGCGAATCTGAGAGGTCGGCAACAATTACAGGAGTAGCTGCCCATAGTGAAAGGGCTGCACAGCTACAAGGCGAGGCTGCTGCTCATAGCGAAAGAGGCGCAGCTCTAACTGGGGTGGGAGAAGTCTCTGAAAGAGACGCTAAGATACACGGTGAGGCTAGGGGAGTGTCGAGCAGAGCCGCTATAATGACAGGGGTTGCTCCTTATTCGGAAAGGGCAGCAAACATCGTTGGGGCCAAGTGCCCGTGGTATGCGAAGGAGGATGTAGATTGGCAAAGTGACGCAAAGCCTGATTGGTATACTCCTGACCCTCAGAAGATACACCGACAATCGAGGAAGGTAGTTTGCTGAGAATAGTGATATAATAGAGAGCGAGGTGATAAATTATGAGCTCAAGACGAAGATACTTAACAAATGCTGAGGCGGAAGAATACGCAGACATCATTATCAGTGATAGTGATGAGGCAGACGACCAAATCTCACAAGCTGAGGAAATGATTGATGCTTATGTCGGCCCCCAGCGCAAGCATATCAGGGTGGAGCTAGAGGGAATGGCGACTGCTGGGACAACCACTACTTTAATTGACACTTCCAGCGATACCCCGCTTAATTACAACGATAATTACTTCAACTACTGCGAAGTCGAGATAGTAGCAGGTACTAATGTAGGAGAAACACGCAGGATTTCTTCTTCTGATAGGACAGTCAATGAGATAACCGTTAATGCTGCTTTTTCTAGTGCGATTGATTCGACCTCCGTTTATCGGATTAGGCAGCTAGGTAAATTCCCCCGTGTTAAGGATGTCTTCTCCAAAACGGTCAGTGGGGAAGCTATCTATTACAAGGCAATCCCAGAAGCGGTTAAAAGAGCAACTGCTGCCCAATTACAGTATGTTATTGATAAGGGGATTGAATTTTTCTCAGGAGCAACTGACAAAGACTCAGAGAGAATTGCTGATTATAACTACAGCGTGAAGGCGGGAGCAGAAAGGCTGATTGCTCCAAAGGCAAGGTTAATCTTAAAGGGTATTATGAGTAGGAAAGGGAGGTTACTAACATAAAACACCTTATGAGAGACACAGTACTTGTGTATCCAACGCCGTCAGTAGATGCGTATGGTAGGGATACCTTCTCCGCTAGTGTTGCTTACAAGGGTAGGTTTCTCTTGAAATCAATAATGATTATTGATTCCAAGGGTGCGGAAGTCCAAGCAGACGCAGTTTGTTACCTGCCCACCGAGGCTACTAGCCTGAGTATTAACGATAAGCTCGAATACAGTGACATCTCATATCGGGTAGTCGCCTTGGAGAAGCCCAAAGATGCTACTCGTGAGAGATACATAAAAACCACGCTAAAGCGTAAGATATGAGTGTGGGCATAGAATGGGATACAGCGGATTTTGATAAAAAGATGGGTAAGATGCCAGCTCTGGTAGAAAAGCTCGCCACAGAGGGCACAGGTGACGCAGGGGAGCAGTTACTGGGGTTAGCTGATAAGCAAGTGCCAATTGATACAGGACATCTTAAATCGACTGGTAAGGTTTCTACGGGCGATTCAGAGACGGCGGTTAGTTATGATACTCCCTACGCTGTTAGAGTCCACGAGCACCCTGAGTATCGCTTCCAGAGGGGTAGAAAGGGCAAGTACCTAGAAGACCCGATGAAGAATAATAAGAGTTTATTCTTGGAGAAGATTGGTAGTAGAGTACAGAGGGGATTGAAATAATGGCAGGAAAACCAATTGACGACATAGCGACATACCTAGAAGATAACGGCATCGGCACAAAAAGGACAGACCTTTTTGAGGCTTATTTGCCCGACAGCCCTGACGATGTGGTTGTGGTTTATGATACAGGTGGGTTTGAGCCTGATGTTTATCTACCGACAGCTTCTCCAACCTTTCAAATCTTTGTGAGAAGCTCTAATTATAGTGACGGCAAGGATAAAGTTGATGAGATTGTTGCCCTTCTTCATAGAGAGGCCAACCTGAATCTAGTAACGGGAAGCAACTACTTCTACTACCTAGCGCTGATGGGGGAGCCAGCCCATATTGGGCGTGATAAAACTGAGCGTGACGAGTTTAGTATTAACATACGGGCGTTAATTAGGAGGTAATTTGTGATAAAATCAGATGGACAGTCTTACAGAGAGTTTCGTTGCGTTAAGTGTCGGGGTCTATTGGCTCTTGAGTATATTTACGCAGGTAGGTTGGAGATTAAATGCCCGACCTGCAATACGATGAATCGCATAAACTTTCGTACTACAAAAGCAGAGATACTGAAACTGGCGGGTAAGGAGGGGAAATAATATGTTTAGAAAAGGACAGACAGCATGGAATAAAGGTAAAAAAGCCTCTGAGAAGACGAGGGGAAAGATGAGTACGGCTGCAAAAGCCAGAAATGGTGGCGGCATGTCTGGGAAAAACCACTCCAAAGGGGCTAGAAAGAGAATGAGTTTGGCTCATAAGGGCAAGAAAGCCTCAAAGGAGACTAAAAAGAAGATGAGCAACTCTGCCCGAAGGGGGAAAGACAGCCCTTTCTGGAAAGGCGGAATTACAACATATAAGAGGAAGCTATTTCTAAATGCAAGACGGAGAGCAAGACTTTTAGGAGCAGAGGGTAGCCATACTCAAGGTGAGTGGGAATTGCTCAAAAGACAATACGGCTACACCTGCCCTGCTTGTGGTAAGACAGAGCCTAAGATTAAACTAACTGAAGACCACATAATTCCATTGGTAAAAGGCGGCTCGGATTGGATAGAAAACATACAGCCACTATGTAAGAGCTGTAATTCAAGGAAGTATACTAAGAGTACAAATTTCAAAACTACTAGGGCCGAATTACGAGGTTTACTGGGTAAAGATAAAGCGAAGGAGGTGAATTAAATTGGCCGCAGACATAACAAATGTAAAGTTAGGTGTTTGTAGTGTTACTTTCAACCTCACTGATTTGGGTCACACCAAGGGCGGGGTTATTGTAACTTACGCACCAGAGTATCACGATGTTTCCGTTGACAAATACGGTAATACTGTAGTCGAGAAGGTGCTTATTGGCGAGAAGCTGACTGCCGTTGTACCTCTTGCCGAATCAACCGTCAGCAATCTACAGGTCGCTATTCCTGCTGGGAGTACCGATACTAGTAAGATTACGATTGGAGATTCCGCAGGTACAGCAATGGCGGCACTGGCTAAGGAGCTGGTGCTTCACCCAATTGCTAACGAGGATGCCGACCTCTCTGAGGATGTCGTATTGTATAAGGCAGTTGTAGGCTCTGAGGTAACCCTTCCCTTCACTTTCGATGGGGAGCGGGTAGTAGAAGTAACCTTCGAGGCTCTGCTTGATGAGGACAGGACTGATGGAGACTATCTCGGACTCATAGGTGATAGCACGAGTTAATTGTGATTAGCATTTGAGACAAGGTTTATGTCCGCTATTACAACAATGAAAAGTATTAAGGTACAAATTAACAACAAGGAAGTTATCGTCAGCAAGCTACCACTCGGAAAGTACGCAGAGGTCTTAGCTGCTCTTGATAAGCTACCAGAGAAAGTGAGTAGCCTTGATGAGATATCAGAAGAAAAGCTTTTCTCGGCACTACCGAAAATGCTTTCTGATGCTTTTCCTGAATTATTAAAGATTATTTCTATTGCCTCAGGTGTCCCAGCAGAGGAGCTAAGTGATGAGTACGGATTAGACGATGTTACACTCTTGTTGAAGGGCATCTTTGAGGTGAATGATTTCGATTCAGTAAGAAAAAATATTCAGGGGCTACTCGGCAAGAAACCGAGGGCGGCGCGGAAGACTGGCTCGAAAGAATAATTGATGCGCTCTCCAGTGAGTACGGATGGTCGAAGCGCGACATCTTAGAAGGTGTCTATCCCGATGAAGCCCTGAAGATGCTGGAGTTGATTCAGGAGAGGTGTAATCAGAATTACATTATGCTTCTGATGATTGCCCAGAATCCGCACACTAAGGAGCCCAATGTGCTTTTCAACCAGCTACAGGGTAGAATAGCAGAGGGGGTTAGTACCGATACAGGGAGTGAGTTGGACAAGGAGGGCGTTAAGAGGCTCAAGGGGATACTTAGGAAGGGTAAGCGAATAAAGGTAAAATAATTATGACGAAAAGGGCAGTGGTAAACATTACTAATCAAAACGAGGCTCTCGGCAAGCACCCAGGGTGTGCTCTCACACTTCTTGGAATGGCTACCGCTGGGGCTGGTATATTCCTGATTTGGATACCTTTTATTGGTATCCCACTAATTCTAATCGGCTTGGGGGTTGTGGTATTTGGTATATTGACTGGTATTGTTAAAACCATACAGGAGAAGATTAAAAAGCCATGAATATCGGTACGCTAATCGCCACTTTGAAGGCGGATACAACACAGTTTAATAAGGGACTTTCCGAAGCTAAGTCGGGCATGAGTAGCTTCACCAGTAAGGCCACAGCAGGGTTGAAGGGTGTGCAGAAGGGTGCTGCCCTTGCTACTGGAGGTATTGTTGCAATAGGGGCCGCCTCTCTAGACTTTGGAGTTACTGCTGGAAAATACGAAAGCGTGAGAGATGCCTTCGGAGGAATGACTAAGGGCATAATTGATGATGTAGACGCTTTCGAGAAAAGAGTTGCCGAGGCTTCAAGAGGGACACTAGATAGATTTACTATTCTTCAGGGGGGTACGACAGCCTTGTCCCTAATAGGGAAAGAAGCCTTTACAGACTTCGGTGGCCAATTTACTCAGATGGCTAAGCTTACCAAGAAGGCCTCCCGTGCTACTGGTAAAGATGTTACCTTCCTATTCGACTCTCTAATTACTGGTGTGTCCAGAGAGTCGAAACAACTTGTAGACAACCTAGGAGTTACAATAGATGTGACCCAAGCAAAAAAGGACTATGCTGCTGAGTTGGGCAAAACCACAGCCGAATTGACACCTGTTGAAGAAAAGACTGCTGTTTTAAATCACACCCTTGCATTGTTGGAGGAGACTTACAAAGATGTAGAGGTTTCAGGTGGTGGGTTTTCGGGTGCAATGTCGGCTTTAAAGGCCACCATTAGTGATGCCAAACTTGAGATAGGTCTTGAATTGTTACCAATTTTGAATGATTTAGTCAGGACAATTACTCCGTTTATTAAAGAGCATCTTCCAAAACTCGTTGATAGGATTCGGGGGGTAGTTACTTGGTTTAAGAATCTCAGCCCCGCAACACAGAAGCTAATCGGGGTGGCAATCGTACTGGCTCCAATCCTAACTGTAGTTAGCACTGTACTACTAGGAATCTTATCCATACTGCCAGCAGTATCTGCTGGAATAACTATTCTTGTCGGTGTTTTATCAGGCATCACCGCTCCGATACTTCTAGCTGTTGCCGCCGTTGTCGCACTAATTGCTATCGGTGTGCTTCTTTACAAAAACTGGGATAAAATTAAAGCAAAAGCAACAGAGTTATGGGAAGCCTCTATTAAGCCAATATTCGATAAGATTGGCTCGAAACTAACGGAATTAAAAGACACCTTCGTTGACAATTTCAATAAAATTAAGTCGATATTTGAAGCCATTGGCAGGGTTATGCGGTGGTGGTGGGAGAATGTAACAAAGCCAATTCTTATGCTATTTGAGGCCGTTGTTAGACGAGTATTCCACGAAGTCTTTGAGGGAATAATTAAACCAATACTTACTAAAATCCTTGGCAATATCAGAGATAATTGGGAGATTATAAAGGCCATAACCACGGCTGCTTGGAATTTTATCAAGTCGAAGATACAGCAACCGATTGCTACAGCCGTAGCTAATGTAAGGGAGAATATCAACACGATTAAGGCTACTCTAACTAGAGTCTGGGGTGAGATTTCCGCCTTCTTTACGGGGGCTGCTCAATCGATGGAAGATAAGCTTACAGGGCCGTTTAAGAAGGCTAAAGAGACAATCGAGAAGATTGCAGAGTGGATAAAGGAAGCAGCTCGTAAGATAGACCCTAGATACAAAGAGTCGCCTTCCCTTGTTGAAAGGGTGCAAGCAGGGGTAGCTGAGATAGAAAAGGCGTATGGGAGGCTTGGAAGCTTTAATGTAACTCCAGTAGCCTCCGTGGGTGCCACTGCTCTAACACCATCAATGGCTGGGCCTATTATAAACATCAACATGGCGGGGGCTAACATCTCCAGCCCAGATGTGGCTGAGGAGTACGCTGAGCTTATCGGGGACACGATTATAAAGAGATTCAATAGGGCTAAGAGGGCAGCATAATGTATGTTTTAACTATTGCGGATACAGATAGGACAAGTTGCATCACAACTCAGAGCCTGGAGATTATAGACGAGGCTCGCGATAATCCGTCTTATCTGAGCTGCAAGTTTAAGAATTTAGATGCTGTCGGTATCCCATCATTAGAAGATGAGATTACTGTAACTAACGAGGGTACTAAGTTATTTGGGGGCAATATTACTGGCGTTAGGCCGAGACGACTTGGGGCAGGAGAGGTAATTTACGAGATAGATGCTGTTGACTACACACGGCTTTTAGATAAAAACCTCGTTATAGAGAGCTACCAGGGTAAAACAGATAAACAAATTATCGAGGACATCGTTTCAAACTACTGCCAGGGGTCGGGGATAACAACCACTGAGGTTACTGAGGGTGTAACCATTAACGCTATTACTTTTAACTATGCTCGACCTAGCGACTGTCTTGGCAGGATAGCCAAGCTGACTGGGCGTTTCTGGTACATAGACTACGACAAGGTTATCCACTACTTCGCACTAACCGATAACGCAGCCCCGTTTAATATTGATGATGACAGTGCTACCTACTGGGACATGGACATCTCGAAAAGTAACGACAACATGAGGAATCGAGTCTATGTTAGAGGCGGTGTCGAATTGAGCGATTTCACAGTTATTAAAATGGTGGCCGATGGGGAGCAAAAGGTTTTCAATCTCCCTGATAAGCCCCACAGTATCACCATGAAAGAGGGGCTCGATGCCAAGACGATTGGGATAAAGAATGTCAGCTCTTTTGCTGACTACGACTATCTTTTGGACTACCAGCAGAAGTATATTGAGACAGATGTCGCACCAGCCGCCGATACCGTGATGGAGTTTACTTATAAGTACGATATTCCTATTCTAGTTGCGGTAGAAGATACAGACAGTATAGAGGCCAACGGGCAGTTTGAATACGCAATCTTTGACAAAAAGATAGATTCAATTGATGACGCAAGAGACAGAGCCAAGGCCGAGTTAATTGATTATGCCGAAACCTTTGTTGATGGCAGCTTTGTAACGGACACAAACGGATTCATGGCGGGGCAATACATCAACATAGATTTGACCGATTACGATATTGATGATAATTACCTCATTCAGAAAGTGATGGCAAGGTCGTTAGGTGGGGGCACCTTCCATTATACTGTATCGGTAGTGAGCGCTAAGAAGCTCGGCATTATAAACTTCCTAATTAAGCTGCTAGAGGGGCAGCGAGATGCCTTGGATATTGCTGACGATGAGGTAGTTGATGAGCTTTGGGAGCCCACTAACCAAGGGATTCTAATACAGGATTCTATTGCTAGCATGATTACTGACTCTCCGCCATACCAGTGGGATGACGCAAAGTGGGACTTAGCGGAGTGGTCGTGATATACTATAACTATGAAAGCGGTTTCAGGACTTAAAATCGGTGTGAATGTCCACGGGATACTTCGAGATGCGAAAAGTGGTAAAATAGTAGATGAGTTTTGGGGGCA